GATGAGTATTCGCAGCGATGCAATGGAATGGCGATTATGCCGCTGGGCGCGTCTCTCGGGGCTTCCATGCGGGCGGCAACACGCGTAGGGCAAGTTGGAGCTGTCCAGTGCAGGCCGAGGAGGAAAAACGGCTTCGTTCCGCGGTAAAAAGCCGTAGGCGGCGATGCAAAGCCTAGCATGGTGATGAAATCCGCGCCAGCCTCGTCCTGCAAAGTGACCCAGCCCCAGTTCTCTTGTTTGCCCAATTGTCCGCAATACGGACGGGCCACCTCCACCGAATGACGGCCTCTCTTGGGGAAGCCAGTATCGTCCACCATCCCGGCCGCCAACGGAGAATTTTTCTTATGGCCGCCAGCACGCGTTGCCGCACCTCGTCCAGCACCGCGGCGTCTTGCCACGGCGCGCCGCCGACGATGTGGTGAAAGGACTGATACATGCGCCGGACCGGATCGGGAGCCAGCCTAGCCGCCTTGGGCTCCACGCTGTTGCGTTCGATAGGCAGTAAGAGGCCTTGGCAGCAGTTCATCAGCGGCTGCCAACTGTCCTGGTGTCCCGCAGCGCGCGCCAGACCTTTAACGCAGGCGGCGAGACGCTTTCGGCGCAGGCCTGGCGCTGGGAAGAAATGCAAGGCCATCCTTATAGCGCCGCCATATGCTAACACAGTGGTGCTCAATTGAGTGCAGCAAAGCAAATACGACTAGTTCACGCCAGCAAAAAATCTTTATCCCTCAATGAATCAATAACTTGTGAATATCGAGCGCCATCGCAACACCAAACTTTGCAAACCTGCTGTCAGAGCTCATTCGACATTTGTACAAAAAAGCGCAGGCAAACCCATGGAATCTCTATTTGAAATTACGAAGCCACATAAAGACTACACAGCGTGGCTCCCTACTTTAACAATGTACGAACATCTCTACAGTGGCGGCGCAATATTCAAGTCACACGCATCCAAATACCTGTACCGGCGCCATCGCGAACCGAACGAAGTATACCAGGAAAGACTAAACCGATCGTACTATGAAAACCATATAGGATCCATTATTGACTGGTACGCCTCAACTCTATTCCATCGCGAACCTATTATAACGGCAGAAGCGCCATTAGAATCCACCAGACGATACTTCTATTCATTTCTAAATAATTGCGACGCCAAACGTACATCATTATCGAGCTTTATGCGCAGCCGCATGATTGAAGCGCTTGTATTCGGAAAAACCTACGTGCAAATTGACTTCCCAGCTTCGAGCTACCGTGCCAAAAGCAGAAGTGAAGAAGTACAATTGGGACTTGACTGCGGCTATCTTATAGCTCATCATCCGCTGGATGTCATCAATTGGTCAAAAGACGACAGTGGAAATATAAATCTGCTGGTGATCCGAAATGACAACGCTGCATCAAGTAATACTGCAGGCAGGTCATCAGAACTTAATTTGCTAACAATCTACACAAAAGAAGAGTTTATCACCATTGAAACCGATTCAAGTGGACGAACAGCCCCTCGAATCCTAAAAAAAGGTCCTCATGCCGGAACTCAGAGAGGCATTTTGCCTTTCATTTCGATGAATCTAACCGATGGGATGTGGCTGATGAACAAGTCCGCTCATCTTCAGTTAGAGCACTACAATAAAACGAATTCGTTGGCTTGGTCGCTAGGAATGGCACTATATGCCACGCCAGTAATTTACAGCAAGCGAGAGTGGAAGTCAACGATTGGCGAGTCCTACTACATTCATCTCGATCCCGAAGACAAGTTCGGCTGGACAGAACCAGAGGGAAATGTTTATCGCATTGCAATGGAAAACATACACCGGCTGCAGGAGGAGCTGTACCGGACATGCTATCTTGCTGGTCAGTCGCGTGGATGGCTGAACGGCAATCAAAGACTCAGTGCAGAAAGCAAAAAAGCCGATAACTATATCACTCAAGAAGTATTACGCGGCTTAGGCGAAACCGCAAAAGACAGCATCAAACAAATTCTTGAAATGCTGGCGCAAATAAGAGATGAGGAGGTTGTTCTTTCAATTAGTGGTTTAGATGAATTTGATGTCGGCGACCTCCAGGCAGAAGTTGCGGAGGTCGAACAGTTACTGAAATTAAATATTAACTCCAAAACCTTAAAAAAACAGTTGCACAAAAAACTAGCACTCCGATTCGTGGCCGATGCCAATGAAGCAACAAAGCAGGCCATAGCTCAAGAAATTGAGGAAAGCGATGTATAACACAATGAACGATGCTAAAACTAGCGATACAAATCCGGAAAGTGGCGCTGGTAATCTGAAAAAACTCATTGAAGATGTGGTGCGAGAGTTTCACGCTGCCCAAGCAAAGCAACAGGAACCAGTCTATCGAGCAGAGCTGGCAGAAGAGAGACGGCAGCGAGAAGAAATGGAGCGACAACTTAGAGATCTGATTGAAGAAAACCGCCGCGCAAAAGAACGAGCCGAACAGATAGAAACAGCAAGTTTTATTAAAACAGAGCTCCAAAAGTTAGGGGTAACGAAAATCGATTTAGCATACCGTGCCATTAAAGATGACGTCCAAAAGGACTCATCAGGCAGATTTGCCGCCCGCAGCACAAAAGGAGTTGTACCGATTGAAGACTATCTTAAACAATTTGTCGAAGAAAATCCGGAGTTGTTGCCCGCACGCAATGTTTCTGGCACTGGCGGGCACTCAGTAAGCCGCCGCCAGAATAACAACTTCGGCATAGAGTTGGAATCTATCCGGCCAGGCATGTCACAAGAAGAACTTGCAAAAGTGAGGCAAGAAATCGCCCGCGTTGCAGGTTTGATGATTGATTGACGAAAGGAAAACATATGTCTTTTATTACTTCTGCAAATTTGGCTAATGCCATTGTGAAACTTGTAGCTGCTGATGCTCTTCCGGCGTTGATGGGAAATTTAGTGATGGGCAATCTGGTGAACCGTGATTTCGAGCCATCACTCGCCAAAGCTGGTGACACAGTAAATGTACCTGTGCCACCGGCGCTTACTGCGAACAATATTGCTGAAGGAGGTACTGTCACACCTCAGAATCCCAGTTTGGGAAATGCGCAAATTGTGCTGAACACTCATGCTGAGGCGACTTTTCAAATTCCTGACGTGACCAAGGTTGTGGCGACTCCGGATTTGTTGAAGATGTACATGGAGCCGGCCATAGTGGCATTGGCTGAAAAAGTAGAAACGGACTTGCTTGGCTTGGCGAGCAATTTCATAGCGAATGCACCGATTGGTTCACAAGGCACCCCCATAACGGAGGAATCCGTGGATCTCGCCGAAACGGCCTTGTTCAATGCGAAGGTACCAGCTAGTGCCCAGAAGTATCTGGTTGTTGACGCCTCAAGCTACTCCGTGTTGCGCCAGAATCCCCGATTCAGCGAGTATTCGCGGGCTGGCGAAGCTGGCTTGAAGGCGCTTATTGAGGGCAACATTGGCCGACTGAAAGATTTCTATGTATTTCGGTCGCAGTTTGTCCGGAAAACAGGGGTCCCGGCCACGACGTACAATCTTGCATTTGCGAAGAATGCCATCGGTTTGGCGATTCGGCGGCTTCCGCAGCCTTTGCCTGGAACCGGCGCGATTGCCGAATATGCTGAACTGGGCAATTTCGGCGTACGAGTGGTAATGAGTTACCAACCGGACACACTGTCGCAACAGTTCACTGTTGACATTCTTTACGGCACTGCGATTCTGCGGAACAATCACGGCGTTCAGATCCGCACTTAGTGTAAACGATAGCAACGAACAGGCCGCGGCATCAGAAGCCGCGGCCTATATGTATTTGCAGGAAAATTTATTATGGCCTTATTAATAGATAAAAGAACGAGCGAATTGTCAGACTGGATGAACTACGACAGTAAGCTCACGGCATTATTAGACGATACTCATGCTGACATTTTTGGGAAGTCTCGTCTTGCACAAGAGATTCTAGAAAGTGAACTTCTAGAACTTCTGATAGTGCATTTTCAGGAGTCTCCCAGTGCAGCGCGTAGCCACTTAAGAAGGATAGTAGTGGGTCCGGAACTGCGTAGATGGCATGCCTTTAAGACACTTGAATTATTTTACTCTGACCTCGCCGCCGTTGCTGTCAATCCAGCCCACGCCGAACAGGCGAAAAAGTTTCTGCTGCTTGCTGATCAGGCAAAGCGGCATTTGCTAGCAAATGGTATCGGCTACGTAAACAATCCGCTGCCGGCGCCGGATGTTCCATCACTGCAGTCCGTTGAAAGTCCGGGTATACCACGAGTTTTGCGCGCTTGTATCGCATTTGTGAGTACTGCTGGGGAACTCAGCGGAGCAAGTAAAATATTTGTTCTCGATATATCTGACAGTCACTCTGTCCGGATTGGGCCAGTTAAGCTCCGGCCAGGAGCGTCAGGATGGAATTTGTACATCGGGGCTGAGGAAAACCTGCTGAAGTTGGCAAATGAAAGTCCTTTAGGCGACAACGAAACTATTACAGTGACAGCAGAGCTGCCGCACGCGAATGCTCCGGTTGCACCGCAATTCGGGCAAGAAGCACAATTTTTTTGGCTCGCTGACCGAGCAATTTGGAGATGATCCATGCAGAATTGGAAAGCCGCCATAGACGCTTGCAAAGAAGTATTAATTGGTGAGACGGGACTGAATTTGAGTTTAGGGCAAATTCGTGCGGGTAGTGGAAAGATGGCGCTCCCGGCGGAATGTGAATTAAGAAGCGTGCTGATGTTTCCGAAGGCCGTGGAATGGCCCCCCCGGCGTCGTGTTCCCGTCATCAGTATTGCGGTAGAAAAGTCCAAGCAGTTGCGCGAACAAAAGAGCGGAAATAAGCAGTCTCTGATGCAGCTAACGATACAAGTGATTAGCAGTCATGAGAACAGTCATACGGCTCACGAGCAGTTGTCCGACTATGTGGAGGCCATTTGTGATGTTCTTTTCCGAAATGAAGGGAAATGGGCCCAAGGGTTGTACTATGCGGGAGGATGGGCAGTGACCGTGAATCCCAGCGGCCCTGGTGGGATGGGCTATGTGCAGAGTGCGGAAATCAAATTTGAATTGTATGCCTATGAGGAGACGATATGAGTATTCAGTACATACAGAGTGCGTCCAATCGAATTTTTGTCCGGCGGGAATCAGATTCTAATGATCTTTTGGAAATGACAACAGCAGATTTGGCTCCGGCTTTGCAGTTCGAATATCGGTCTGATCGGGAGCAGTTGTTGCGAGA